ATGGCTGAATCATTTGACATCGTTCAACGCATCACCCAACGCATTAACGCCTTTCCTCGTTCCACTGTGCAACTCAGCACGCCCCTTAACGTTGTTACTCCAGCTGCACGTGTCGGGGATATTATCAATCATACTAGCTTTTGGTCAGCATTAGCTGGTGCTGTGGTTGGGGCCTGTGTTACAGCTGGAATTTTTGCACTGGCAGGAGTAGCGTTTGCGGCAACCGGTGGCTTAGCTTCAATGGCAATTGGTGCTATTGCAACTTATGCTCTCTCCGGAGGAATAGAAAAAATCACTAATGCAGTAACAAGTTTTGTCGATGAAGCCATTGGAGGAGAACCAAGTGGTCCAATTATTCTAGGCTCTCCGAATGTATTGGTAAATAACAAACCGTTAGCAATAGCTGATTTGCCATTAAGTGTTGGTTGTACTCGTCATTCTCCACCCCCTAAAATTGCTCAAGGTAGCGAAACTGTCTTTGCAAATAACAAAGCCGTCGCACGTAAAGGCGATAAAACTGAGTGTAGTGCAATCATTGCCGAAGGTTCCCAAAATGTTTTTATCGGCTCAGGACAAGGCAATTATGTTGAAATGCAACCTGAATTTAACGGTTTTCAACGGGCATTGTTAATTGGTGTTGAATTTATTGTGCCTCCAACAGCGTTATTTAGTAAAGGGATTGGAAAAGCTGTTGCTCAAGCGGGGAAATGCGTGGCGACTCACGGTGCTTATATTGGGGCAATGCTAACTAATCGCTTTAAACGCTCAAGGCTTGCTCCACTATTTAGAAATGTTGCTAAAATAGCCAGAGGTTCAGCTCAAGAATCATATAAAGGGAGTACTAAAATTGGACATGCATTAAGTCAACATGCAGGAAGAAAACCTGAAATATGGGGTGGAAAGATTAAAGGTAATATGACGACTTGGAATGAGCAGGGAATAAAACATTTTGATGACATATTAAATGCCCCAGGAAAATTTGAGCAAACAATTTCTAAAAAAGAAATTGAGTTTATTGAAAAAAGATTACCTGATGGAAGAGGAATGAGATTAAATCAGGATTGGACATTTAAAGGATTTATTGACTAACAGGATAAAAGAAAATGAATATTTTAGAAATAACATTTGATGAAATAGAAAGAGTAAACTTAAAAAACATTATCAATATGATAAACAATTTAAATGCAGAAAGCATAGAATTATCATCTAGCAACGATAACATTCAATCCATTTTAAGTGAATCATCTATTGAAGATGGAGCTATTTATTTTAAATTAAGTAATGTAAATATTTTTGGTATAAACTTAAAAGAGATTTTTATCAATTTAATAATCTATAAAAAAGAACTAGAACTAAATATGAATTTTGATAGCAATGAATTATTCAAAATAGATTTAGACATAATAAAAAGGGCTATTTTTGAATGGAATAAAACAATATTAGCAAAGAATTACTATTGTGGCTATGAACCTGCTACTGATAAATATACTCAGTTTTTCTCTAATATTCATAAAGGTCCATTAAAGTGGTAGTAAATGATCCTTTTTAAATGTGCATTTACCGATAATACTGGCTTCAAACGCTTTACCGAAGCGACAAAAAAGTTTATTAAAGGCGACCCTATTGATGTACTAACCGGTCAACTCGTTGAACAACGGGTTGATTTCACTCTTGGGCAAACTATCCCTTTATCATTCATTCGCACTTGCTCTCGCCATAAGGACCAACAACAAGCCGACGGGGTATGCGTACGTTTCTGGACGGATAACTTCTCCGAATATGCTGAAGTATCCGACAACGGACAACACATTAAAATTGCGACTTTCGAAGGCACTTATTTACGCTTATCGCTGAAATGCCAGCAATCAACTGACCAGCATTACCAACAACAAAGGCGATGTGTGGTATTATCAATATGACGCTCTTGGACGGTGGATATCAAAAGCCTGTCCGCAACAATGCCTAAAATTCCAATACCTATGGGACGGCGACCAATTAGCTTACACGGAGACGTTTAAAAACCGCAAATAAAAAAGCCGCTTTAAAAGCGGCTTATCATTTTTATAAATTTTACTAGTGGTGCCTAGGGTCGGCAATACATTTTATTTAAAATCAATTAGTTGATTTATCTATAGAACAAATAAAACGCACTAATTTAAATAAAATAAAAAATGGATTTAAATACAATTTTAATGATCTAAATCAATTATAAATTTGCGTAATCTTGCGTAAATTTGCATAAAAAGATCACGTTTGAAAGATCCGTTTAGTGTTAGATCTTGCTTGGTTGGATCGGCTTTCGAAGTTTGCGTAAAAACACACCTATTTACTGTGCGGGCGAGGCGAGGCTTTGTCCGCGATTTTTCATGCGTGAATTTTTCAGGAAAATAGTGAAAAAATAAAGTTTTCAACTTTGCACTATTTTAGTCAGTGATATAATAAACTTAGGTAATTATTATTAATTTAGGCACAAATATCCTTGATTTTTTTATAAAATTTTGATTAACGAACAACAAAAAAGCACGCTGTTATAGCGTGCTTAGTCATTCAAAGGGCGGTCAATTGTCTAAGAGTTTGTACGGCTCAAATTTTATCACTTCTTGCCCTAACCATTCATTCAATTCTTTCAATCGGTTTTGCAATGGCATAATTTCGTTGATAAAAAATACGCGTGCTGCTTTATCCACATCACCAAAACCGCCCGTATTGGTTGGGATTATCCCCATTAATTGCGGTGGTACACGGTGAGCGGCTAGCACGTCATCACGGCTCGCATTTTTAATATTTAAAAATTCGTCCTTGGCTTTGGCTGTGACATCAGACAAAGGAATAACTTGTAAACCATCTTTTTTTCCATCGGGAGCATACAAGAATAAATTCTTAAAGTTGCCACGCCCTTTGGCTTGTTTTAACTGCTCCTTAATTGCTTCGGCATTCCTTTCTCCAACCATTGGGTCTGTCATATAAATAATACTACCTGCATGCGCTCCATTGAGATAATATTTTCGACGGAACAACGTTGCACTTTCATTAAGTAAAGCCGACTGCAATGCGCCAAGATAATCAGGCATGCCATACACTTCTTGATTGATATCCGAATTCATCAGGTGGAAAATCATGCCTTTTGCAAATTTATGATCCTCATACACACCATTTACAAGCTGATAATAAACGCCATCTTCCACGCCAACACGCATATATTTTGACAGTGGTGTTTCAAGGCGAATTGGGATGCCGAACGCATTACGGATAACATAAAAATAAGCATTGCCAAAAATCAGATAATTTTTAATAAATTTCTCTAATTCAGAATTTGGCAAAAGTGCAGTTGTTTTACAGGTTGAAAGCAGAATATTTGCCTTAACCGTTATTGCACTTTGATGATGCGCAGATGACTGCAATGCTCGAGCTAATCCTGCAAAATCAATCGGTGGATAATAATATTTTTCATACATTACTACCGTTTCAAAATAATTTAAAATATCCGCACGATCTAGCACGGGTTCGGGGTCACCAAAACTAAAGGCTTGTATATTTTGATTGTTTTCTTTGCTCATTGTTTACTCACTAAAAAGATATTAAAACAGTACTATTTTGTCCACTGGCTCCGCCAAACGGCTCATTGATAATTGTTGACATAATCGCCCAAGCAATATCACCATGGCTGGCTTCTTCTGATCTATCTGACACATAGGTCATCTGTCTGCCAGAGCGTGTAGCTTGACGCTTGATTGTCATAAAACTTGCCGTCACGTCCTTATCGCCGAGGTCGTATTTAAAACGGCGTTTTTGCACAAGATTGAGCATTTTTAACACCATTTCATTTTTTAAATTTACGTCATAATCCAAACCAACTACGGACGGAAAAAACCGTTTAACCAACTGATATACGCCAGTCCCCATCCCTGTTTTATCAATCGCCATGCGCGTAATATGATAACTTTGAGTATATTGGCGAATTTTCTCCGCTTGTGTGGCGAAATCTAAACCGTGAAAAGTTTCGTGGTGTAACAGACGGAAATCGCCACCGTCCACACGAGGCGGTGCAATCAATACAAGTGCGGCTCGGTCTCCAGTATAAGCAGGGTCATAACCAAGCCATACTTCACGATTGCCAAACGGACGCAATAAGTGCGGTTTAAAATCGTGCCATTCTTCGTAGCTGTCGAGTTGGCACAACTGCAAATCGGCGAACTTAAATACACTAGTTTTATCGTCGGCAAATTGGCACAAATACAACTGCTCAAATTCTTCCACGCTGTTTTCAAAGCGCAATTCGTCGATATCGAACAAATCGCAACCACCAATTTCCGCATCATAAATATTAACAATCTGCTTCCAATGTCGGTCTGCCATAAATTTGCCATCTTTTAAATTTTCGTGGCTAATATCAAATTCTGCCTTTTCTTCTGCGGAGCGACGGCGATTAAATGACTTACCCGACCAAAACTGATACGCATCAGAACTAGTGGTTGTTGGTGTGGAAAAATAAGTTTGGCGATATTGTTTTTGTGATGCCATTGCTGCCGCCACTTTACGCATTTCGGAAAATTTTGGCACCCAAAAATATTCATCAAAGTAAAGATTGCCATGATAACTCTGTGCAGTTGCTGCATTCGTACCTAAAAAAATTAATTCCGCATCATTTGGCAATAAAATAGTGTCGCCCTTTAAATCCACTTCGGCGGTCTGTTTGGCGTAAGCCTTAATATAAGATTTAAACTGCAACGCCTGTTTTTTGCTTGCCGAAAGAAAAATCTGATTATTTCCCGTTTTTAAGGCATCAATTAAGGCTTCGCGCGAAAAATACCACGTCGCCCCAATCTGACGGCTTTTCAAAATTTCACGAATGCGGTATTTTTGTCCTGCGTCGTACCATTTGCGCTGATATTTAAAAATATCGTCAAAAAAGCTATTAATAAGCAATTCTTCCTGTTCCGCAGAAATCGGGTTTTGCTCTTTCGGTTTACGTTCGCCTTTATGACGGTTTCCTAATTTAGGATTCAACGTGCTTTCTTTTTTATCGTCTTGATATTTCTGAATGCGTGCAGCATCTTTCATTTGGCGCATTAAAAAATCCAACTCTTTCAAGTCGGAACCTGTTTTCACATCTTTCTGAATTAACTGACAATAGCGCATTTCAAGGGAGCCACTCACTCGCTCAAACACGTCTGCATCGTCCCATTTTTCGCGCTTTTTCCAGCTTGCGACTGTAGATACAGGTACATTAAGCAAGCGTGCAATTTCCGAAATCGAATAGCCAGCAAAATATTTAAGTTTTGCGTCACGTTGCGTATTAATCGTTAAAAGTGCGGTCGCATTTTCAATAATTTTTTCTGTTTGCGTCTCTGTCATCGGTTATCCCTATTTGAATAACCGCATTGTCTGATGATTATTGCTCTCATTCATCACGCCTAAATTGTCAACACTAAAACCACAAAACCAACCCTTTGAATGCACTTGTTTTTACGTCCAACATAAAGGCAATTTTAAAACTGACCTTAAAACAAGGAATACCCATGGCAAAAACATCAAAATGGTTTGTTGTTGCGACGGAAGGTGCAACCACTGACGGACGTACAATCAATCGCGCTTGGATTGAACAAATGGCGGCGAATTACGACTTAAAAAAATATGGCGCCCGTGTAAATATTGAACACATCAAATTTCGATATTTTTGGAGTGATGAAGCACATTCAAAATGTTATGGTGATGTCACTGCATTAAAAGCTGAAGAAAATGCAGAAGGTAAATTGCAGTTATTGGCGCAAATTGACCCAACTGATGAACTAATTGCCTTAAATAAAAACCGTCAAAAAATCTACACATCTATCGAATGCGACCCGAATTTTGCTGACACAGGCGAAGCTTATTTAGTTGGATTAGCCGTAACAGATAGCCCCGCAAGCTTAGGCACTGATATCTTGGCTTTTTCTGCAGGTGCAAAAGTTAACCCATTTGCCGACCGCAAAGAAAAACCTGAAAACTTATTTACAGCATCAATCGAAACAACTTTAGAATTTGATGAAATTGAAGATGAAAAACCGTCTTTATTTGTTCGCATTAAAGAGATGTTTAACAAAAAAGAACGCTCAAATGAAGAACGTTTTGCTGATGTTGATAATGCAGTGTTATTGCTTTCGGACCATCTCAAAGAAATAACTGAAAATTTGACCTCACTGCAAACGGCACATACTGCATTGCAAGAACAATTTACAGAAATTACCAAAGAAAATGCGGTCATTACCGAAAAATTATCAACTATTGAAAATCAACCAAGCCAAAATTTCACCCCTCGCCCAAAAACGACTGGCGGCGAATTAGAAAATATTGAAACTGATTGCTAATTAAGGAATGCATCAATGAAAAACAAAACTAAACAACTCTTTAATGCTTATGTTGCTCGCATTGCTCAATTAAATAATGTCACTGTGGAAGACGTCAAAGAAGGATTTTCTGTTGAGCCAAGTGTTGAACAAAAATTGAAAGAGAAAGTATTACTAAATTCTGATTTTTTACAATGGATTAATGTCATCAATACAGACAGACTAGAAGGCGAAATGGTTGGTTTATCCGTTGCGTCTGCTATCGCAAGCACAACAAACACAGAAAAAGCAGACCGTCAAACTAAAGACATTACAAAATTAGCTGGTCGTAAATATCGTTGTGAACAAGTTGACTTTGATACGCATGTTCCTTGGGCTCGTTTAGATGCGTGGAGTCAATTCCCTGATTTCCAACAAAAAATTGCAAATCAAACACAAAAAACCATTGCACTGAACTTAATTATGATGGCATTTAACGGCATTAAACGCGTTGAAACATCAAATTTAAGCCAAAACCCACTATTGCAAGATGTTAAAAAAGGTTGGTTACAACAATTACGTGATGATGTCCCAACCCAAGTGATGAATGGCAAAGATACTGACAATAAAATTAAAGTAGGTAAAGGTCAAGAATATAAAAATCTTGATGCTTTAGTGATGGATGCCGTTGATAACTTAATTGATGAAGTCTATGCAGACGATACCGAATTAGTTGTAATTTGTGGCCGTGGCTTATTAAACGATAAATACTTTAACATCGTTAATAAAGACATGTCTGCTCAAGATGAATTAGCAAGCCAAGTATTAATTTCGCAAAAACAACTTGGCGGTTTACGCGCAATTCGTGTGCCATACATGCCGAAAAATGCCATGTTAATTACTCGTCTTGATAACCTGTCTATTTATATGCAGGAAGGTACAACACGTCGTTTTATTATTAACAATCCAAAACGCAACCGTATTGAAGATTTTTTATCTGAAAATATTGACTATAAAGTCGAAGAGTATGGCTGTGCAGCATTAATCGAAAATATTGTACTCGAAGATGCCGAAAAAGTGGCTAGCCAGCCAGGAGCATAATGGAACGCTTAACGCCTGCTCAACGCCATATGCGTAAAGTATCTGCACAACTAGCTCATAGTAAAGAATGTGAATTACTGGCAAATAGTACAGAATACGAAAAAATGCTCTACCTTTTAACTCGGCATAAAAAGGACTTGAAAAAAATCCAGTCCATGGAGCTAAAAGCAGCATATAAAAAACGCATTATCGTAGACTATCTACCATGGATTGAAGGGGCGTTATCAAGCGGAAATGGCTCACAAGATAATGTATTGATGACTTGGCAAGTTTGGGCAATCGACTGCGAGGAATATCATCTTGCATTACAAATTGCGGAATATGCCTTACATCAACAATTAAAGCTCCCTGAGCCATTTACCCGCACGTTAGGCACTATGCTGGCAGAAGAATTTGCAGACCATGCTAAAGTTGCTCAACTGGCAAATAAAAATTTTGAAATCAGCTACCTTGAACGAGTCGCTTATTTAGTTAAAGACGAAGACATGCCAGATGAAAGCCGTGCACGTCTTTACAGAGAATTAGGCTTATTAAAAATGGATACTGATCCTAAAAATGCCCTTGCCACACTTGAGCGAGCATTAGCATTAGATAAAAACATTGGTGTTAAAGGCGAAGTAAGAAAACTGCGCAAACAGCTCAACAAGCCTGATTAAAATAAAACCAATGAATAAATTATGACGGTGGGCCCTGTCTCCTGATACCCTGCCGTTATCACCGAGCCAAAGCGCACCACGCCAGCGGGGCGGACAAAAAATAGCACAAGCTTATTTAAATTGTCCTCACCCCGCTTTTTAAAGGAAAGAAAATGAAAGATGGCTCAATATCCGTCAAGCTCGCACCAAACTTAGAAATGGACTACTTGCAATCCAAAGTGGACGAGCAAGAAACGAGTGATGACATCATCTCAAATGATGGATTTTATCCTGACATCTCTATTGCAGAGTTTCGCAACAGCTCACGTATTGACGGCACAGTCACCACTGCTAGAGCTAAAGATGCCCTCATTGAAGCCATAGCAACAGTCAATGACGAACTCACTACTTTTAAAATAAACGCAAATTCGCCCGCACTTTCAGCCATGGCAAGCTCTAAAATCAATGGCGAAAGCGTCTTGGCGTATCGCTATAAACGTGCAGTACATTGTCTAGCTACGGCAAATCTCTATGAGCGCTACGCCAGCTATGACACCACAGCCGACGGTGAAAAGAAAATGGATATGTTACAAGAAAGCATTAATCAACTGCGTCGTGACGCACGTTTTGCCATCACTGATCTTATTAGTAAAAATCGTATCAACGTGGAACTATTATGAGCATAAAAGTCTATGCCCAACAAGATGATAACTTAGATGCCATCATTTACCGCTATTTTGGCAGAAGCAACGGACTCCTAGAGGAAACCATGTCATTAAATCCTCATTTAAGTGTCTCCGCAATACTTGATATCGGCACTGAAGTGCTCTTGCCAGAAGAGATAAATACCAATGCTATCAAAGCAGATACTCTACAACTTTGGACATAATAAAAATGAATAAAAACTCAGAACAACTCTCTTATTTTGGTGCATTTATCACTTTTTTGTCTGGTTTATCATGGTCAGATTTAGCCTCAATTTTTGGCATCTTATTTGGGCTAGCCACCTTGTTAATTGGCTGGTATTACAAACAAAAAGAGTATGAATTGAAAAAATTAGCCATTGAAAAAGAGTTAGTGCATGAAAAAGACAGCAACTAAATATATCTGTGCCGTCACCGTTATTATTGCATTAGTGCTTGCTAAACATGGCAATCAAATCCGCACCACAGAACGCGGCTTGAAAATCATTGGCAATGCAGAAAGTTGTATTCGCACGCCATATAAATGCCCTGCGGGTTATCTCACCTACGGTATCGGCACGGCAGAAACTAGCGGTGAAAAAATCATAAAAGGCAAAATTTACACAGACACAGAAATTGCTGAAAGCCTGAAACGAAATATCAAGCATGCAGAAGACTGCGTTAATCAATATGCCAACGGTAAACAACTGCCACAAGGCGCATTTGAAGCAGCAGTATCCATTACATTTAATGTAGGTTGTACCACAATGCGCAAATCAACCCTATTTAAATATGCACAACAAGGCAATATCAAAGCTATGTGCAGTCAGTTTAACCGTTGGATTTATGCTAACGGTAAAGTACTGCAAGGATTAGTCAAACGCAGACAGCAGGAGACAGATTTATGTTTGGATTTTTAACGCTAAAAGAAAAAAGTATTTTGCTGATTGGTCCTATTGTGTTGGTCTGCATCATTTTATTTCAGGGCTGGCAAGCGAGCCACTGGCGAGCAGAAGCAATAAAAGAAGAACAATTAAAACGGCAGTGGGAAAGCCAATATGCCCAACTGGCGGATTCGGTAAACGAATTTAACAAACGCACCGAAGCGCTTACCCAAAGCATTAATCAACTGCAAGCTAACCAAGAAAAACGAACATCGGAGCTAAAAAATGCATTACAAAAAAATGAAAATTGGAGCAATAACAATGTGCCTGATGACATTAGTCGCCTGTTCAACCAGCGAAAAAACGCCCATTAAGCCACCAATTTTATGCCCAACTGCAAGCACCACTTGTAAGCAGATCAACATCAATATAAAAACTAATGCAGACTTAGCCAATGCACTAGATGCATCACTCAATATGACAGAATTATGTATCACCGAAAACACCGCATTAAAAACCTGCATTAGAGACTTTAATAAAAACACAGGAACAACTAATAAATGACTGATATATTTGACCGCGCTCAAGCGATTGAAGAAAAACAACGAGAGCTCTCTCTACAAAACCGCTTTAAAGCGGTACACAGAATAAGTTTACAAGAATGTCAAGACTGTGGCGAACCCATCCCCGAACAACGCAGAAAGATGGTACAAGGTTGTACACGTTGCGTAGATTGCCAACAAGTCTATGAACAACGCTTAAAAGGGTTTCGCCGATGAAATCAATATTATTTTTATTAATGCTGATCTCAACAAGTGCGATTGCTAACGAATACGTAATAAAAATGAGCAATGGCTCATTTGGTACTCTCAGCAATTACCCCCCTGTTGTAATCAAAGAAATCTGCATCCGTGGCACGATCTATTTAGTCAGTGACAACGGATACATTACTCCAGAGTTAAACCAATATGGCAAGACTATTGGGTGCACAACAACGGACAACGATAAATGAAAAAACTCAACCAAATCAGAAATGTTTTTGAAAAAAGCAACCCATTTTTTGTGAAAAACCCTGACAAATTGCAACTATGGATTGATGACGGCAAAGTCATTCGCACAGGCACAGAAAATTTGAGCTTTTATTTTGAGTACAAACTCAATATTGTAGTGACTGATTATCCCGAAGACATCGCCACGCTCACCGTGCCGATTTTGTCCTATCTACAAATCAACCAACCTGAGCTGTTTCAAAACACCAACTTGCGCGAAAGTGCGGTCAAATTTACGCCTGATTTTAACAATAACAACACCGCCGATATTCACTTTGAAATCAGCCACATGACTGAACGCGTTTTGGTGACGGATAAAAAAGACGACAGCGTGATCATTGACTACAAACCTGAACCAGTCTGGGATAACGAACGAGTCCGTGTCTATTTTGAAAGTTGGGATGAAGAAAATTTAGTGTTTGATAGTGAAAAAACAAAATGAGCGACAATATTTTACAAGTCAAAACTGCCTTTTCACAGTTATTAGCAAATATCAGCAAACCACGCCGACGCTTGTTATACCAACAAATCGGGCGCGAACTCGCACGCAGTCAACGGCGACGCATTAAAGCGCAACAAAACCCAGACGGCACCGCCTACGAACCACGTAAACAAAACAAAGTGCGGTCGAAAAAGCCGAAAAATCGGGTGAAAAATAAGATGTTTAAGAAAATCACAAGCCCATCACATTTAAAACTCAAACGCAATGATGACGGCTTAACACTTGGTTTTTCTGGCGGTGATGCTGCAATCGCAAACGTACACCAACATGGCTTAAAAAGTCGCATAAGTGATCGGCTAGCATTTAAGGTTAAATACGCCCAGCGCGAATTGCTGGGCTTTACAGATGAAGATGTTGAAATGATTGAGAATTATGTGATTAAGGCGTTGAGTGATAGCGTGTGATTAACTTATATAAATCAACAATAGGGGTAAAGAGAATTTCTAATATAAACCCTACCCCCATAATTATATAACCTGCGCACATAAGGGCATAAGCAATTCCAGAGAGAAAAAATGCACCAAACATAAGAGCTAGTAACCCTAGAACTATCCAAGCAATAATTTCCATAATTCACTCCCTTGTCTTTTTATACAATTTGAACTTTTTTAAATACCCTGTCAATAATTTTCTAACATTAAGGACTAAAAATGAGTAAAAATCTATTTCTCCAAGTCAAACTGGCGGCAGTGGATAAGTTATCAAATACATTCTTGAGTGCATCATCAAAAGTACAAAAGCTTTCGACTTCAATTAAAAATAACCAAAGAACACTGAATCAATTAAAAAAAGCTCAAGAGCGAGTAAAAAACAGTGGTTTTGCTAATGCAGAAATGAGATTAAAACAACGGATTGAGCAAACCACTAAATCAATTAATTCTCAAAAAATGGCTCTTGATAAATTAAATCAATCCCAAAAGCGCAATCAACGCTATCAAAACAGAGTGAATAAGGTAAAAAGTTTGTCCGATAGCGCACAAAATATCGGTCAAAAATCACTTGGTGCAGGCGTTGCTACTTTCGGTTTAGGTGGTTTAATGCTGAAGCCTGCCGTGGACTTTGAACAAAGTTTTTCAAAAGTTCAAGCATTAACACGCCTAGATAAAGTTAAAGACGCAGAAACAATTAAAGCATTGAGAGATCAGGCAATTAATCTTGGTGCAACAACGGCATTTACATCTTCGGAAGTTGCTGATGCACAAGGCTATTTGGCAATGGCTGGTTTTAATGCAAAACAAATTCAAGCATCAATGCAATCAGTCCTGAACATGTCTCTTGCATCAGGGACAGATCTCGCAAGAGTGTCTGATGTTGCATCAGATATTTCATCAGGTTTTAAAATTCCAGCCGACCAAATGGGACGAGTTGCCGATGTTTTAACATTAACTTTCACGACATCAAATACCAGCTTAGAAACACTATATGAAACAATGAAAGAAGGTGCTCCAATTATGACCAGCCTTGGTCAATCAATGGAAAGCACTGCTGCAATGAGTGGATTATTAGGTAATGTAGGTATTAAAGGCACAAATGCTGGTACTGCATTAAAAAATATCGGTTTGAATATGATTGGCAATAAACACTTAAAGAAACTTGGTATTAAAGTTCAAGATGCCAAAGGGAATATGCGTCAAATTCCTGAAATTCTCGCCGACATTAAAAAGAAAACTGATAAAATGGGATCTGCTAAACGGTCAGATACTATTAAAAATATTTTTGGAAAAATTCCTGTTGCAGGTGCTATGGAATTAATTAGCCAAGCCGACGGTGCTTTGCAAAACTATGAAAATATGATTAAAGACGCTGCAGGCACCGTGAATAAAGTTAGTCAAACAATGACTGATAATTTAGCAGGTGATATTAAAGGTTTGCAGTCCGCTCAAGAAGCCTTAGGAATTTCTGTTTATGATACCGTTTCTGGGCAACTAAGAGAGTTAGCGCAAAGTTTCACAGGGGTTTTGCGTAAAGCAAATGATTGGGTAAAAACTAATCCACAATTAGCGGCGACTATTGCCAAAGTCGTTGCTATTGGCGCAGGACTATTAACCTTATTTGGTGGCTTAAGCCTAACATTGAGTTTCTTACTTTATCCAATTCTTAGGGTTATTCTATTTTTAGGTCACTTCGGAAAAGCTTTCGCCGTCATAAAAACAGTGCTTATGGCTTTGCCTACTGTATTTTCCCTTGCTGCCAAAGCGGTGATGTTTTTAGGAACCGCCTTTGTCAAGGCAGGCATTATGATGTTAACCACCCCACTTGGTTGGATTGTCATGGGTATTGCTGCCGTCATTGCCATTGGGGTGTTGCTATATAAAAATTGGGACAAAATCAAAGCCAAATGCGCCGAAGTTTGGGGTGCGATCATGGCAAAAATGCAAGAATGGGGCGCGGTCGTTGACCAAATCACGGGCGCAGTGAAAAATAAATTTAACGAAACTGTAAATAGCATTATAGGGCTTTGGGATAGTGTCACCAGCTCAGTGACAGGTGCTTATAACAAAGTGCTTGATTTCTTAGGACTTGGCGATGATGTGGATAAAACCAATAACAAAATCGTCAATGCAGGCAACCAAACTCAAAAAATGAATACTACAACCCAATTTACTAATGCTACAAATGAGATTGCTAAAGTCGCTATCACTAGTAATGGGCAATTAACTAATTCGCCTTTACCTGAACATTGGATTGGGGGACTCGTCAAAGGCTACGCCAGTGGCGGCTACACAGGCGACGGTGATAAATACGAACCAAAAGGCATTGTACACGGTGGCGAATATGTGATGACCAAAGCGGCAACATCACGCCTTGGCACACCATTGCTTAACGCCCTGAATTACGGTAAAACTGCCATGCTTGCTACAGGTTTAGGTATGAGTGTTGCTATAGCACAGCCTATCAAAGTGGACGACCGTGCACCACTGCGCTCAATACAGACGCAACCTGTGCAAGTCAGTCAGCCGATGAATATCACCATCCATGTCAACGCCACACCAGGACAAGATGCCAATGCCATAGCAAAAGAAGTCGCACGACAAATTGCACAGCTGCAACAACAATCACAAATCAAAGCACGCAACAGTTTGCGAGATAGAGATTAAACACAAAGGGCGAAAGCCCTTTTTTGTTATCTCCAATACCACACGCCCAACCACTCGCACAGAATAGCTAACCTTGCCAAAATGCCAAAAAACTTAACCGCACTTTTGGCTTATGAACGCAGATTTAAACCGCAGAATTGAAAATATTGTCCGCTTTGGCACTATTGCCGAAGTGGATTTTGTTAATACTAAAGCCAAAGTGAAATCAGGCGGAATTATCACTGATTGGTTGCCATTCCACACGTTCCGCACGGGTAATGTGAAAACATGGTGTCCACCAAGCGTAGGCGAACAATGCACAATTTTAGCCGCCAGTGGAGAACTTACCACTGCTGCAGTATTCGTTGGGCTTTACACTCAAAACGCACCGAGTCAATCCTCTGATGAAACCGTGATTGAATTCCCAGATGGTGCACGCATGGTATACAACCACACTACAGGCACATTAAGGGTCACAGGTATTAAAACCACACATATCCAAGCTAGCACATCTATCACCTTGGAAACACCACAAGTCAATATAACTGGCAATCTACAAGTAAATGGAAAAATTAATTCAGGTGGCGACCAAATAGCAGGCGGAATTTCAACCATGAACCACACGCACACAGGCGACAGTGGCGGAAAAACAGGAAAACCGAGCTAATGAATAGATATACAGGCGAAACATTATCAGATGAAAATGAACATATTAAGCAATCAATTACAGACATTCTCACAACGCAAATTGGCACACGCCTACAACGCAGAGATTATGGGTCGAATATCCCAAAATTAATTGACCACCCGATTAATAGAATACTCATGCTACAACTGGCAAGTTGTGCCGTTACCGCCTTAAGAAAATGGGAGAAAAGAATAAAAATACGCCAATTCAAGCCAATCTTTGCTAATGGAAAAATAACCGCCAATATACTAGCAACAAGAGGTAATCAAATAAAAACAATTGATTTCAACGATATTTTTATAGGACATAAACATGAGTGAAATTGTCGATTTATCAAAACTAGATGCTCCTAACGTGCTAGAAGATTTAGATTTTGAGCAATTACTCGAAGAGCGTAAGGCAAGATTTATATCACTTTATCCTGATAATGAAAAGGCATTTTGGACTAAACGGTTATCGCTTGAAAGCGAACCGATTGTTAAGCTATTAGAAGAAAATTGCTACATGCAGTTACAAGAAAGACAACGAATTAATGAAGCTGCTAAAGCTACAATGCTTGCCTATGCCACTGGCTCAGACTTGGATGTCATTGCCGCTAATTTTAATGTTAAACGTTTAGTTATTCAGCCAGCGGATAATGCCGTTACACCTGCGATATCAGAAATTTTAGAAAGCGATGAAGAGCTTCGCCTACGCTGTCAACTGGCTTTTGAGGGATTATCTACTGCTGGTCCACGAGCATCTTATATTTTTCATGCGCTGTCTGCACATGCTGATGTTGCTGATGTCTCAGTGATATCGCCAAGCCCTGCTAATGTCACAGTAACAGTGCTGTCACGTAATGATGATGGTGTTGCCAGTAAAGAATTATTAAATACTGTCGCAAAAGCATTGAATGATGATTCTGTGCGTCCTATTGCCGATCGTGTGTTAGTGCAAAGTGCCTCAATAACAGAATATCAAATTAATGCCAAAGTTTACTTATATAAAGGACCCGAAGCAGAACCAATTAAAAATCAAATATTATCTCGTCTTAATAAGTATGTGAAAGAACGTCGAAGATTAGGACGAGATATTACGCTATCAAGTATTTATGCGGTGATACATACCGAAGGTGTACAACGAGTTGAATTATTAAATCCAACCAAAGATATTCTATTAGATGATACCAAAGCGACGAAATGTACCGCACTAAATATTGAGGTAAAAATATCTGATGATCAATAAAACTTTATTACCAATAGGCTCAAGCAAATTAGAAATACGTGCTGCAGAATGTTTAAAAATAGCCACAGACAACCCTATTATAATTAAAGATTTAATCAACCCTAATAGTTGCCCAGAGAAATTACTACCCTATTTAGCTTGGGCATTCTCTGTTGATAAATGGGATGAAAACTGGGCAGAACAAGCAAAACGTAATGCAATTAAACAAGCCTATCTAATCCATAGGCATAAAGGGACCATCAGTGCAATAAAAAGAGTCATCGAACCTATTGGTTATCTCATTGAATTAAAAGAGTGGTTTAATGCTACCCCACCTGCAACACCTGGCACGTTTGAAATTACCGTTGAAGTGCCAGAATCAGGACTAAACGAACAAACCTATAAAGAACTTACTCGATTAATAGATGATGTAAAACCCGTATCTAGACATCTCACTCAACTAGCCATCGCCATCTCACCTGTAGGCATGGCAAATCTTTTTATCGGTCAAAATACAGGTGAAATTATTAACATTTACGGATAATTAACATGACAAAAAACTATTATGCCGTCATTACCGAATATGGACAAAATGCCATAGCACAAGCGACAGCCAATAAACAACCGTTACAAATCACACATATGGCTGTAGGTGATGGCAACGGTAAAGCCATTACACCTACTGATACTGCAACAAAATTAACGCATGAAGTTTATCGTAATACTATCAGTGCCATTCAGCAAGATCCAAAAAATCCAAAACAAATCATATTTGAACTAACAATCCCTGAGTCATCAGGAGGTTATTACGTTAGAGAAATGGGGATTTTTGACAATAAAAATAAGTTAGTAGCAATAGCAAACTGCCCTGAAAGCTACAAACCACAATTGGACAATGGTAGTGGCAAAATCCAAATATTACGCATGATATTGCTATTCAGCTCATCTGATAATGTAACTTTGACTGTGGATGATAGTGTTATTTTTATCACTCGCCAGCAATTTACTCCTAAAACTATTAATGATAATAGTCAAAATGGTTACGACGAAACAGGACATTCACATTTTATTGAAAAAGCCACAACGTCACTAAAAGGGATAACTAAACTCAATAGCTCCACGGATAGCAACAGCGAATCAGAGGCGGCAACACCTAAAGCGGTTAAAACAGCCTTTGACGCTGCCAAAACAGCTAAAACTGCAGCTGATAATGCACAACAGACTGCCAATGGTAAATGGACGGCAACAGATGCCACAACATCACAAAAAGGAATAACTAAACTCAACAGTTCCACTAATAGCAATAGTGAATCAGAGGCGGCAACACCTAAAGCGATTAAAATTATTAAAGATTTAATTGATGCTTTAACTCGTAATTTAAATAATTACATCCCAAACAGTAAAAAATCCAATGCTATAAATAGTAACAGCGCTGATACTGTCGCTACAAGTGTTGCAGTTAAAACC